GACGAACACCAGAAGGAAGAACCCTGTCGGTATTCCTGACAGGATGGACAGGACGAGGAACAACGGGTTCGGCGAGCGTTTGGTGTTGACGTGCATGGTTCTCTTTCTAGTTGGTGAGTCGTTCTTCGATGTCGTGTGGTACCCGTAGGTGCGTGTGCAGCACCTGGGTCTTGGGTACCCGCAGAGCGGCTACCGTTATCCCCGACCGCAGCAGCAGTTGCCGACGCTCTTCGGCGTCGGCTTCCGCCCACTCTTGGGCGTAGGTCTTCTCTGACTGCCGGTACTCCCACGCAGCGGAGCGGGCGGGCTTGTTCTCTAGTTCAGCGATCTTCGTATCGAGCGCCTGAAGCTGGCCGGTCAACCGGGATCGCATCGTCGCTGAGGCGATCGTCCCGAGCAGCAGCGTGATCTCGTCGGTAGCGCGGACAGCCTCGTCCAGCTCGGCTTGGTGGGACTCGCCGGGGATGAATACCCTCTCCTGCACCAGGCTTTCCCCGAGATGTTCGTGGAACAGATCCGACACCAGACTTTCGAGGTCGTCGGCGGCAAGCGCCGCGCCGTGCTTCTCGGGGCAGTAGTAGTACCGGTAGAGCTTGCCTGCGGTGGTCTGGCCCCGGTGGTACAGCCCGGTCCCGCAGTCCTCGCACACCGCTACCCCGAGTAGCGGGGAGGCACGGGAGGTCCGGTTGTTCGTCTTGACGAACCCGGTCTCGCGCAGCGCCTGCTGGAGTTGGTCGAACCGCTCTTGCGGGATCAGCGGGGGTCCTTTGCGGACGGGTGCGCCTTCGGCGTCGAACACCGATGCGCCGTCGTGGGTGATGTGCCCGAGCAGCGTCCGCGAGCGGAGCCGCCTGCGGATCGCCTGCCCGTTCCACGGGTGCCCGCGAGGTTCTTCTCCGTTGCGGACTCGGATGTAGTCGGACGGCGACAACTCCCCCGCGTCGGTCAGCGCACGGGCGATGGACTCTACCGATTCGCCGGCAAGTACGCCGTCGACAATCCCGGCGAGTACCTGCGAGGCGTGCTCGTCGGGGACGAGTTCCCACCCCGCTGCGTCCTCGCGTTGTTGGGCGCGGTATCCGTAGGCGGGTTTGCCTCCGGGCCAGCGGCCCAGCTCGCGCAGCTTGCGGTGCGAGGCGAGGGTTCGTTCGCTGATCGCTTCGAGTTCGCCTTCGGCTACGCCTGCGATGACGTTGGCGATCATCCGCCCGACCCACGTCGAGAGGTCGAGGTTGTCGGAGACGCAGACGAGCGTCTTCTCGTTCTCGATCATCCACCCGAAGACCTTGTTCATCGGGATCGCCCGCCGCGAGATGCGGTCGAGCTTCCACGCGCAGAGGATGTCCCACTCGTGCTTGCGCCGGTCGGTCAGCCACGGTCCCAGCGCGGGTGCGTCGAACGGATCGACAGATCCGCTGACGTCGAGATCTTCTGCCCAGCCGGTGATCTCGTGGTCGTTGACCGACGCCCACTGCTCGATGATCTCGCGCTGCCGCTGCGGGCTTGTAGACTCATCGAACATCCGGCTGAGCCGGATTCGACCGAGGACACGGGACACGTATGCAGGCTACCACGGTTTTACAATCCCCCACCATTGGGTGCTACAAGTTGGGGGATTGTGCAGGACGGGTGCGCCGGAAGTATTCGTCGGGGTCTGTCTTGAGCAGTTCAATGGCCTCACGGTTGTAAGCCTCGCCAACGATCTCACCGTTCGGCATCCGCCAACGCCGGGGCGCTAGGTCATGGGCACGGGGTAACTCAATGCCACCCTCTGGTGCCTCACTCATTGGACGGCGAGGTCGGCGGTTTGGGACTGAGGGCCGGTGGGCGGTCGGAAGCCGTCATCCCCAGCTCAGACAGAAGGTGCCGCGCCCAGTCCCCGTCGCTGTTGATGGGTCTACCACATTTGCAGTCCAGTCCATACGGACGGTGCGCCGCGATCACGTCTTCGTCTTGCACTATCTCTCACTTTCTACTGCTGCTACAAGTTGGGGGTTCCGTATCGCTGGCGAAACAGGCGCGGCAGTTCGTATCGTTCGGGTGCCTAAGCTGTTCGCCGCAGTTGTTGCAGTGCCCCGGTCTGCCAATGAACCGACGCATATAGGCGACGTCTGCGGCCAGCGCCGCAGGCAACTCAGCAGCGGGAATTGAAGTCTCAATCTTCCGTCGTGACATGCACAAAGTCCTTCCTTTGACTGCTACAAGTTGGGGGTTTGTGCAGGTTCGTAGGTGGCGGCGAAGATGTTGGGCTTGCACGGATAGAACTCGCCTTGGACGCCACGGATCACATAGTCACCGGGACTGACATGCATGTCGCCCTCAAGCGTTTGGATGGTCAGCCCACCTTCAATCGCGACCTCTGTCTTGCCGCCGTTGTTCCACACCCAACGGTGCAGCGCGGCTGTGCGTGCGCGCTCGGCGTAGCTATCGCCGGGTAGGAATTGCATCGCCTCAATCTCAACGGGCTTCTTGCGGTACCTCTGTGGCTTGCTCATGTGACTCCTGTATGTTCTCGGTCCTTTGGGTGCTACAAGTACGGGGTTTGTGCAAGCCTGAAGTCATCAATAACGAGGCAGTACTCGCAACGCCAGTGGCCGCTGGTCGCTGCACCAACGGTGACGATGCGGCCACAATCTCCACAGCGCGGTCGCGTCACGGCACGGTCATGTGGCCAGTCCCACTGCGCGTCACAACCCGAGCGCCAGCACTCGTCACCGCCGCCGCAGTCCTGACTGAAGTAGTGGCCGGTGTGCCCGAGGCCGAAGATTCGCAGCCATCCGCCCTTGCAGACCGCTCTGTCCAGCTTGGTAATCATCGTTCACTCCTGTATTTCTGCCGAACTTTGAGTGCTACAAGTTGGGGGATTGTGCAAGGGCATCCGCTACATCGGTTCCCGCCAATTCAGCCAATGCCCGCGCAGATTCACGGGTGATGTATTGGCCCTTCCCGTCAGTCGCCGTGACCACTGGCGCCCCGGTCAGCACGCGGGCGAGGACCGATTCAATGCGGTCGATGTCGTCTTGCACTATCTCTCACTTTCTACTGCTACAAGTTCGGGGATTGTGCAAGAGCCGTCAGGCTGGCCGCGCCACGATGAAGCCCGCGACACCCATTGAGTTGATCCATTCCTGGGCCTGGGCGACGTACCTGTCCTGCGCCGGTTGAGGCAAGTTGTCCCACCCAGAACCGGCGCAGCCCGACCACTCGTTGCGTTGGTAATGCACCTTGGCGATGGCTTCCGCTGTTGTGATGGTTTGCACTATCTCTCACTTTCTACTGCTACAAGTTGGGGGTTTGTGCAGGGCGTCAACCTGCGACTTGCTGGATACAGGTGAGATGCGCTCCATCTGCTATCACCCAGGCGGCGGTTCGCTGCTCTGATGTGATCGGCTTGCCACACAGAATGCACGAACGATCTGAGTTGCATTTCGAACCACACCACGCGCCGTGAGTTGGGCAGCCGTAACACATGGCCGGGTCGCCTAGTTCGCAGGCGTGGCATTCTCCGCACGCAGCCCCGCTCATGGTGTCCTCCTGTATTTCTTCCGTAAATCGACTGCTACAAGTTGGGGGGTTGTGCCTGCCGGTAGTAGTCCTCGATCCGTTCGAGGCACGCGGGACAGGCGTGGAGATCCTCTAGGTACATCTCCACGAGGTGCCGGTGCGCGGGGCAGAACAGGCTCATCAGTTCTCCGATCTGATGATGTTGGGACGCCCCTCGAAGTCGTCTATGACGACTCGGTTGCACAAGAGCTCGAACGGGTCGGGCGCGTTCTCCCACTGCTGCCTACGAAGCTCGAACAGTTCTTCTATGTTCACCTCGACCTCCCTCCCGATGCTATGCGCCTGCGCTCCCGCTGGCCGTTGACGTCGATGACGAGGAACCACAGTTCCGAGTAGGCACGGTACCGCTCCAGCGGGGTGAACGGGTTGATGCAGAGATTCTGCATCACCTGCCGGTAGATAGGCGGGTTCGGCTTCACTCCCACTCCCTTCCGTGGTTGGGCTGCCCCCAACACGGGTACGCTCTGCCGGCGTCTACGAGCCCCGCCTTCTTCGGTGTCAAGCACGACCGCGAGTTCTGCCCACCCGTACGGTGAGAGTCGAACGATCTCGGGGTGGTGAAGGTGATGTGACACCCTGAGCAATGCGAGGTCTCAAATCCCTGCCATGTTGACGAACACCCGTTGCATGTAAAGGTCATTCTGGTCTCCGTTGGTTGTTGAACGGCTCGATGTCCCACACCGAGATGCGGGCCTCCGTGACGGTGCCGTCGCTGTGGTAGCGCGTCCTGATCCCTGTGAAGCTGTTGAGATCGTTCGTGCGGCCCCAGACAGCGACCCGAGGGATGCCATGCGGGTAGCGGAAGCGTTTAGGCCAGTGGCCCCAGCGGAGGAAGTAGGCGAGGCGCTTCATAGGAAGATCACCAGAAAGATGATGAACACCGCGACGGCGAGCATGTACCAGGCAAATGCGTGATCGTTCACAGCCCCTCCAGGTCTTGGACTCGTGCCGAGAGGTAGTGGATCTCCACATCCGCCTCGCGCAGATCGTTCTCCAACTCGCGGACCCGCTCGTCCTTCTTCAGCACCTCGGCGGTGAGCACTTCGAGGTCGCGCTCCTTCTGGTCGGCTTCCAGCTCCAACTTCCCGACCCGGCCTTCGAGCTCGTCCTTCTCGTAGTCCTTCCGGTCGGCCTCGTCTATCGCCTCGTGCAGGCGGCGTATGAGGTCGGGCAGGCAGCCGTGGACGGCTGTGATGAAGTCAGCGTCTTCATCCGACAGGAATGAAGCGACGGTCTTACGCTTCGTCTCGGTGCTGTCGGGGCTCTCCTGGCTGACCGCGAAGAGGTCGAAGAACGGCTTCTCCTCCTCCAGCCGCCACTCGCTGTCCTCCTCGGGCATCCAGTACGAGTCGCTGGCCCCGGTGGTCTTCGACCACAGCGCGTACAGCTCGTCAAAGAACTCACGATCCTCCATGCGGAACCACCTCTGCTGTGTAAAGGACGCTGACGTAAGGGGAGAGGACCCGCTCCTCGGCCTCGTTCTCGATGTAGTCGGCTGGGTTGGCGGGGTTCGGGTATCGGAACTCGCAGTGCAACGTCTCTTCGATCACCACGCCGTGCTTCGAGAACTGGTAGATCGCCTCGGCTCTTAGGTAGTCTTCGACCGCGTTCAGCAGCCCGAGCGTCTCGGGCAGAACCAACTGGACGCAGCCCACCTTTTGTGTCGGGACGACGGGGGCATCGCCTCCGTCATCCGCCCATCTCATTTGGTCGTTCAATGTCAATAGTCCGATCCGTATAGCGACCCCCATGAGCGCAAGCCCACCTCCGGGTCTGTTCCGATGTGTACCGGCCCCATGTCCTCTGCCATGAGCCGACCGATCTCCGCTGCACCCCACTCCGCTCGCGCCTCGGGTACCGAACACAGCACCTCGTCGTGGATCGGCAACCGCAGATACGGGGTGAACCCCGCGTCGTGCAGCCGCAGCAGCGCCCGCCCGGTGACGTCGCGAGACGTCGACTGGATGACGTAGTTCAGCGCCGAATACGCCCGCGTCGGGTCCACCGGCAACCGCCGACCGTTCGGGGTGACGATGTAGCCTTCGGCACTTGCGTCCCGCTGGAGCTGTGCGCTGAGCTTGGCTACGCCGGGGTAGGTCGCGGAGAACGCATCGACAACCCGCTTCGCAGCAGGGAACTCGATACCCGCAGACTGAGCCAGCTTCGCTGGCCCTCCCCCGTAAATTTGCAAAAAGTTGGCCATCTTGCCGACCTTCCGGTCGACGCCGGCAGCGTCGGCGGTGATCTGGTGTAGATCGTCGCCGCGTCGGAACGCTTCGACCATCGTCTGGTCCCCCGACAACGCGGCCAGCACGCGCAGTTCCTGCGCTTGGTAGTCGACCGACGCGATCCTGTGCCCCTCGTCAGCGAGGAAGCAGCGGCGGATAGTAGCGTCTCCAGCAGGCAGGGTTTGAGCAGGAATACCTGTGATACTCATCCGCGCTGTACGGGCACGCAGCGGGTTGATGCTCGCGTGGCAGCGGTTGTCGCTGTCCCTCGTCTTGAGGAACGTATCCACCCACGTTTTCCGCCACTTCCCCGCCTTCTTCGCTTCGATGACCGCGTGCGCGAACTCCGCTACGTTGCTGTTGTATTCGGAGTGGTCAGCCTCCACGCCGAGGCTGACCAACAGGTCGTCGTTGACCTGCCGCTTACCCGAAGGTGTGCGCCCGGTCTC